TTAGATTTGTAAAAATCTAAGAACAATACAATCAAGGATTTTCAATCCTATAAACAAAAATGCTTATGAATCAAGAAGAAGATGAAGACCGACGGGTCAGAGAATTGGCGGGAGAGATAGTTAAACTCATCCCTGAGCGCAGAAAAATAAAAACAGATTTACTTTATTTTAAGTATGCACCTATCTTGGTTATGCTTATCAGATGGTATGGTATATTTCAATTCTATGGCAACGATATGGAGATTACACTATGGTACGAAGAGAATGAGGAACCTGTCTGGTTCTTCTACTTTATCACTTACATTCTTTATCCGATTTCGCTTTGGAAAGGACAAGTGTTACACAGATTGTGTGTAGAATGGCGAATACCTATCCTGTATATAGCAGGGGTCAACGTGATACATGTCATGTTCGGATCTGTTGTTATCACAAACAAGATGTATTGCTGTGATATGTTCTTGATTACACTCATTCTAATTCTATATGCTTATGTCGCAATTGGTAAATTACAGAATCATAGAGGCAGGACTTCGCACTCTTGCTGATAAGGCACATGAGTCGGCTGTAGCGCAAGAAGAAGGGAAGCCCATACCTTGCGGACTGTCGGAAGGAGACTTGGAGTTGGTAGCACTCCTTACTGCCATGATGAATGATACGCAAGCCAACAAGGGCTGGTGCGCTCATGAGATGGGCAAATCTATCTCATCATTTGAGAAGTATGTTCACGATGGAAAGATACCCGAAGGCATCCACGACCAGTTCGGACACGAAAAGAAGTGGAACAAATCACTTATCCGATTCTTTGCAAACAAAAAGGCTTTCTTCCGTAAGCAAGCAAAGAAGTATGGCATCAATATTTAAGAACAATAAAACCAAATATAGGAGGGACCCTTTGGTTTCTCCTATACTCTTATGACCTTTTCCGTAACAGCAAATCGCTGCTATTCAAATACTTAAACAACCTTTTACGAGTTTATCAACGCCTATCCATATTATTCGTATCTTTGTGTCCGTAACGTTACAGAGTGTGTATCATTTTATGTTTAACAAAAGATTTCAGGATAATATGGAAAGTAAAACGTATGTATTCGGAAACGAAGGCTCAACATCTAACAATGGAATGCTTGGTCTTCTTGCACCTCTGCTCCAGAAGCAGGGGGTTGACCCAAATGTCCTTCTTGCCATGAAGGGTAACAATGGTTTCGGAGGTGAAGGTGGATGGTTTATCTGGGTAATTTTCCTCTTCCTTATGGGATTTGGAGGTAACGGCTGGGGTGGTTTCGGCAATGGTCGTGGCGGTCTCGCCAACGAGATTAACAATGACTATGGCCGTGGTCTCCTGATGGATGCCATCGGTGGCAACCGCAATGCACTCAGCAATTTGGCTACACAGTTGAACTGTACAGAAGGTCAGATCCAGAGTGCCATCTCTGCTTTGACTTCTCAGGTTCAGAGTGTAGGTAATCAGGTAGGCATGAGCGGTATGCAGACCATCAATGCCTTGCAGCAGGGTAATATGCAGATTGCTCAGCAGATTGCCAACTGCTGCTGCGAGAACCGCTTGGCTATCTGTCAGCAGACAGGAACCTTGCAGAATGCCATCAACAACGTGGCAGTAGGTCAGGAGCGTACAGCTTCCTCTCTCGCTTATGCTACTCAGCAGCAGACTTGTGACTTGCACAACGCTATCAAGGAGAGTACTCAGACCATCGTTGACGGTCAGAAGCAAGCTGAAATGAGAGAGTTACAGAACAAGATTGATGCACTCCGTGAGGAGAACAGCACCTTCAAGTCTTCTGCAATGACCTCTCAGATTGTTGGTCAGGCGGTGGCTCCTATCAATGCGGTATTGGCAGGCTTGCAGAACGAGGTGGCTGGTATCAAGTGTAAGTTGCCTGAGACAGTTACCACTCCTTACAGCCCATTCACTGCGGTCCCTAACTGCGTGGCTTATCAGTATGGTTTGAATGCTGCCAACAATGCAGGATTCTGGGGTTAATAGGAAAGGAGGCTGCTATGTTATGGTTAAGACCTTACACATGGGTGAATCGTAATGGTTCGGCAGCTATCGCTTCTACTGGCGTGAAGGTGAATACTGCCGATGTGGTGTTCACCTTTAAAAACCACGCCTTCGTGAATGCCAGCTACAGAGGAACGATTTTCGTGAACCTGATGCAGGCTATTCCGACAGGAACGACTGGTACGCTGCCTATCCTTTTCGAGACCAACGGATCAACACAGGCTGTAACCAAATTCAATGGTGAACCCTTGACGGTTGCAGACGTGCCTGGGACTGGAGTGGTTCAGCTCTGGTTTGAGAGAGATACTAACACCCTTCAACTGATGTCGGGTATTGTTTAACAAGAATAGATAATAGGAGATTACATTATGTTTCAAGGACTACGAACAAATTCCTTATTTTATGTCCTCGACAAGGGCGAGAACCCTAACTTGCGAATCGGTCAGGTGGTTTCGGTCAGCAACCCTCAGACAAAATATCCATCCTTCAACAACGGCTTCACACCTCAGCCTATGGAAACTGTGGTTGACGTGAAGGTGAAGCTGGGTGACGAGGAAGTGGATTTCAAGCAACTGCCAGCAAACGGACAGATAGCCAACGACAAGAACCTTGTGGTTAGCGACAATAAGGATGCCATGAGTGCAGAGGTGGATGCCATGCTGAGACAATCCAAGGCGATACTGGAGAGCGTAGATTACAACAAGAGGGTAGTAGAATCTTGTGAGGGAATGCTACAGCAACTCAACCCCCAGATAGCCAAGGAGAAGGAACAGACCGAGAAAATCAACAAACTGGAAGGTAAGGTTTCAGGCATTGAGGGCAAGATTGACAAGATGATGGGATGGCTCCAGCAGACCATGGGCAAGTAATCTCCTATCTATTCACTTTAATATCTTATAGTTATGGTAATGATTGAGATTACAGAAGATAAGTTCGATGATTTGTATGACAACATCGAGTCTATGCTTGGTTTTGGCAGCAAGGCTATGTCTTGTCTGAAAAAGATGAAGCAGGAGCGTATGGGTGAGCGTATGCCTGATTATCGTGACGATTGGAGAAGAGAGCGTGAGGAACGTGAAGAGCGTGAGAACAGACGTAGATTCAACAACGTGAACGATGATTGGAACTACCCGAACCGCTATGGAGAAAGAGGTGGTGGCGGCTACAATGGTGGCGGTCGCTAATGTTTAACTTGGGAGTTTTGGTAGCGACATTTATGTCGGGACCAGACTCCCTTTAATATTCAGCAATATGGGAAAATGCAGAATGCCATTGGATATGTATGACATTAAGCCTGAGGGAATGGTTGCCTATCTTAGATACAATGGCTATCATTTCAGCAAGAAGATGTGCGAATGGGCGGTAAGCCTGATGTATAAGTACGACCCTTCCTCCAAGCGTGATGTAAGCATCTCGTTTTGGGATAAGGAGAAGGTGGATGCCTTGCTGCTTGGTCAGGGTATAGAGGTAAAGAATAAGGCTGGCTACGACCATGTATATGTGGCGAATATGGCGAGGGCAGACTTCTATAAGTCTTCCATCAAGGACGAGGAGCAGTTGGCCCAGTTTATCAAGGACATGGTGGATGATGCCGACCAGAAGGACGGTTTCATCTTCAACAGATTCTATGCCGACTGTTGCCACAATGGTGTGCCTATCCCTTGGGAAGATGTGCTATGATCAGGAGAGTAATACGACTTCCGAAGTACGAATGGAGCATAGTATGTTTCATAGGTTATCAGCCAGATGATGCCGATGAGATATGCCATGCTCTTTCTGATATAGGCTGCAACGGAAATCCGCTATCAGAAGCATACGAGCATCTGTCTTTATCGAGTGGAGATAGGGGACTTACCTATTCCAATCTATCAGGAAGAAGGAGTGTGCTTGCCATTGGGAAATGTGAAGCTGATAGCAGCATCATCAATACTATTGGGCATGAGCTTCTTCATGTGGTAGCACATATCTGCGAGCAGGATGGGATAGATATGATGAGCGAGGAACCGTGTTATATCATGGGCAGCCTTTGCGAACAGTTCTTCCAGGCAGTGCAACAATAAAAAAGATAGGTAAAATTTAATCTACCTATCTTTTTGTCTGTAAAGCGGTTTACTATAATTGCCACAACAAAATATGAAAAACAGAACCTACTATTATCACAAAAGAGTATCTAATAATATCTTCCCACTCAAACTTTGCCAAGTGATAGTGTTTGTACTGATAATATTCCCTTACCACCATGATAGGCAAGGCAAGCAGACCTATCAATATACTAACAAGTAGCCAACAAGCAAGGCCAATCCAGTCTCGCTTGTTTAATTTTAACACATTCTTCATAACGCACATGCCCAATAAGTAATATACACGTCAAGAAATCCTGCTACCTCTGCCATGTACCAGACAGGCTTACACTCGCCATCATCGTCCGAATAGCCCACAAGCAACAGATAGATAAATGCAAGAATCGCTGTTGGCACCCAGCATACCGACAAGCACCAGCCTACGCACCCTGCCGCAGCTACAATAGCCCCTCCTTTATGAATAGGGTATGCATCGGCATCAAGATAGTTGGGTGCCGCACCAACAAACATCAGTCCTCCACAGCCTATAAAGGCGAGGCATTGAACACCCTTTCCTGTGTCGAGCATACATATCATCATCAGTACCGCACACGTAACCATAACGGCCGTGAATACCCATCCATAGTTCCGCTTGCGCTTATCACCTATTACCTCGCTACCCGTACAATCCTGTAGCTGATAATACACATCACTCACCATCGCAGGAACGCCAAAGCGCATCGCTGCAAGAAGCAGAAATCCTCCAAGTAAGAGGAAAGAAATAACACTCAGTATATACATAGTCTTTTTATTTTAATTGTGTTAAACGTCAATATCATTTTGTTGACATCGGCAATATGATCCTACACACTCATCTCAAGCATCTTCGGATAGCCAGTCTTGTAGTCATAGACCTTCACATCTTCGATAGTCTTCAATTCTCCTACTGCCGCCTTGTGGCTTGCGGTCACGTTAAAGCACTCCAGGGCATACATCTCGAGCGCAGAGAGTAGCTGAATGGCCTTGTCGCAGTCCACTATCAGTTTCAGTCCTCCAAGCCATAAGGTTGTCGTTTCCTGACCTGCCGCCTTGGCGATAGTGGTGGAGTTCATCAATCCTACACGTGTCGCCTTGTCAAGCCAAACAAGTAGTCCGTTCAGCATAAATCCGTTCACCTTGTCCGATGTGTCGTAGTCTGTTATTTCTGCTATCTTTTCTGCCTTTGCCTGTTCGAGTTTCAAGGCATCCATCTTTGCAGAGAATTGAGTAAATGCAGCCCTTACTTTGGCTTCATCGAATGTAGCTTTCGGCAGAGTACATTCGTAGCACTCATAAGCGTTCGTCTCCTTATTGTACTTGGCATTGATATGATATACAATCATGTCTCCGTACTCATACTTTTGTCTATAACGACCTTCAGGAATAAAGGTCTTGATAAAATTAATCTTCTCCATAACCTTTTTATATACTTTATTTTTTATTATCTAAAATATCCACACATCTTCTTTACTCTTCCTTACTGCTATTCTCTCTGCACTCACAAAGAGATGAAGAGAGGAAGAGTCAAAGAGGTCAGCAAGGGTAGACGGGCAGAACACGGTTGATAAATGACTTGTAGTTCCCTTTTTGGGTATCCGAGAAGCTATAAGCCATAAGGTTTTCATTCTGCGCAGAAGTCCATCTTGTGGTTTTCTTAACGTAAGTCTCATAGGTAGCAGCAGTGTCTGCATCAAATAGTGCCGTAAGAATCTCCTTGATGGATTCCAAATTGGCCACATGTACAAATTCCTGTCCAATTGACAAGATAAACCCACGTAGTTCTTCTCCTCCTAATGTAAGCGTAGTGCTATATGCGTAATCGAAGGAAGGAACTGAAATACTTCTATCCTGAGCCTCTTGTCGCACAAGGTAGGACGAAGTATTGCCTCTGTAGAAGTTCTCGTCATTTATTTTGGAACCATCCAATGCGATAGAGTTAAACCGCACATCCTGCGTACACCAAGATAGACTCTTCATATTCGCAATATTCTTCATGTCTGCTATTTTGATGCAGAATGCACTATTGTTTATTGCAAGGTTTGCATCTGCTATCTTGATAGCCACGGCATCGTCAGTGTTTTTTCCTGCCGCTAACCACTCGTCGAGATAATACTCATTGCGGTTAGTGTCGAGGATAAAGACTCCAGCCCTGAACTTATATAGCCTGTAAGCCACAATTCGTTTCGGCAGCTTTGCCTTGAATGTTCTCACGTTGCGGTTGTAGCTCACGTTATAGCCATCTTTATCGTCCACCTTTACAGTGTATTCCTTGCCAAAAGGAACGTACGCTACCACCTGTCCGTTGCTGTCTGTGTTTACCACGCTGTCCTTTCCGTCATAGGTAATCGTCACAGGCATACCTTCCCAAGCCGCACACTCATTATCGTTGCCACATTTCTGCACATTCACGATAACCTTTTCAGATGTGTCCTCATCGTAAGGCAGATATTCCACGTTGATATTGCGGCTACCCAGCACGGCAGTATAACCTTGAGGAGCGATAGGCTGCGCATTGCCATATTCAGGGAACACTACCTGATAGTAGTTGCCTCGGTCGATGATAAATGTAGCCTTGCCCTCTGTATCTGTTGTATATGTCTGTGGTGTTTTGCCGTTATTCAAGAATACATTAATCTTGATACCATCCACACTGATAGACTCTACAGAAGAGGCAATTGTGACAGTCACCTCCTCATCGGTATTGATAACATCTACTGACTTCGTTTCTCCGTGCCTGTTTGTCACAGAGATGGTAGAGCCTTGCATGGTTACATTACAGGTCTCTGCGCCAGTAGTTGCAGTCTCTGCTGCTTTGATGGCTTTGTTTGTATTATCGACAGCGGTATTTGCAGCGTTGATGGATGCAGTAAGGGCATTGAGGTCTATCTTGTCAAGTTTACCCTTGTCGGAAGGTGACATAAAGCCAGCACTACCAGGAGATATAAAAGGCTTGCTTTTTTCGCTGTCACTTAACTCGGAGTTAGAACGTGATGTGTTTATTGGTGCTGTGGCTTTAGGGACAACAAGATATTGGTGTGAACCATCGGCAAACTCAATTCTGATAGCTGTTTCAGATGGTTGATCATCATCGTCATTCCATGCATCATCCCAAACTGGATCGTAAAATTTCAACTTTGCCACAGCCCCAGCCTTTTTGACATACTCTTGAAGGTCGAAGGTGGGAACAAAGTCACCAAGTTTCTCCCATTTTGTTGCATCAACATCTCCTGCCAAATCTCCTGCATCTGTCAGGTCACCTGTGTAGATGTATTCTGCGTATTTATTGTTATCGCCATCCTTGTTGCCTTTGAGGATATAGATATGCTTTTTGATATTACGAATATCAGTAGGGAGTTCTGTTACTACCTCAAAGAAGGTAGTGTCAAGATTGCCTAACTGAGAGAGGGGGACATTACCTCCTGCATCAAGAGAGGCAATACCATTAGCTTTGCCTTTTGTGTTTGTAATTCCTTTCGCTGCTGCGTTTATCTTATCTCTGATACCAGAAAGAACCAATGCGAGTCCCTCTGCGTCAAGATAACTGTTATATGTTTCGTTACTCATATTTATAACTATTTAAATTAACCAAATGCTACTAAAAAACACTGCTGAATTTCACTGCTATTCAAAGGCTTGGCTACTCCTCCATTGTTATTAAGGAGACCAAGCTTTGAACGGTCGTGGGTTTTGAAGCCTACTGCGGTAATATCTAATGGAACTTCAAATGACCCACCATCAAAACCACCAAGAGAACGAGGGTATTGGTCGTCATCTCCTCCACTTGTTTCCCATTTTTCTAACTTGATGTCGTAGCCATCTTTATTAAAGGCTATAACAATAGGAAGAGCTTCTATGTTTCTGATTTCCTTAACGCCTTTGATATTATGGTTATTTAAACCCAGGTCACTTTGCATAAAATTGCTGCCATCTCTCCTGAGATACTCATCTTTGAGTTTGTCCCAAACAGCCTGAGCAATCTGCTCAATCTCTATCTTATCCGTGGTATTCACCTTTCCATCAAGGGACTCTTTGATAGATTTACCAGTCTCTTCGTCCTTGATATACCTCGAATATGTCAGAGTCTCGTCTTTGCGTCCGCTAACAAGGATGCTGTTGTACTTTTTACTTTCTGCCATATTATTCTTTAAGTTTAATTTGATATTCATTATCATCACCAGCTACCAGTTCGTCTGACCAGTAGTAGTAGAGGTCTCCCAATTTGGTGGTATTCAAAGAAGCTTCAAAACCACATTGACTAAAGACAAGCGGCTGTCGGCTTGCGAACCAGATGTATGGTTTTTCCTCCGTTGTTGCGATGGTTAGAGTCTGTCCGACAAGTGTACCTTCGTACATTGTGAGGTCCGACATGTTCAACTCGCCCATATTCTTGGCTGCTGATGCGCCATAATAGCTTGCCTTTACAGTTCCGCTTGCCGTGATGGTAACATAACCCGATACGGCAGGAATGAATACCTTATGAGTCGTACTATTGTAATACTCGTCAGTAACATCTTTGCCATCCATAATAATCTTCACCTGACCGATGCTGAAACCTTCGATTGGTAGGAACTCAGCCTCCAACTTCTTGCCGTTTTTGACAGTACCGTTAATCACGAAGTTCTCCTGATTTTCCACCATTTGAGTTTCGTCATTGATGGTGTAGCTGAACTTAGCGTTATCAACGATGAACGATACCGGGCAAGTTGACTGATTGCTGGTCACGATGTAGTAACGAAGATTGAATAAGCCAGTATGCTCACCTTCTGTAACACCGATAGGAACATTGCTCATCGAGTTGTGTTCAACGATTCTCAGAAGGTTGCGCTCAATGCTGACCATTTCGCTACCATCATACATCCATGACACCCTGACGTTGTAATTACCGCAATCAAGGGAAGAAGGAATGTCGCATATCAGTACATTTCCTTGGATTCCTGCCACTTGTACTGGAACGGAAATTGCATCACAGCAAAAGCCCGACAACTCAACGCTGATGTCGGTAGCCAGACTCATATCAAAGTCAACGAGTCTCTGAAACTCTTTCGATACGTCCATCTTCCGCACCAAGATGTGCAGTTTAAAACTATTACCTTTAACTATTTTATAAATCATATACGTATATTATTAATATATAAGCAAAGATAGGCAGAATTTAATCTACCTATCTCTTATCCGTTAACCTTACTAAACCAAGCCTTTCCATCTGAGGAACTTGCGCTTGCGGCTCTCCTTACCCTTCTTGCTCTTGCAGTTGGTATGATAGACACAATCCCTGAACAGGTCTCTGACCTTCATATCATTGTCAACCAGTTTTGTTCGCTTGAACGTCTCGAAGAGAGAGCGGTTCATAATCATCAGATTGCCCTTCTGCGTAGGAAGAACATAGAAGATTTCGCCATTGTTCTTCTTGGATGCGTAGTCAGCCTTAGCCGTAGCTTGGCGGTACATGATTTCGCACTTGATGCGCTTGAAAATCTTTGTTACTTTCATAATCGTAATTATTAATTGTTAGAAACTATATGATGGTTGCTGCCGAAACAGAAACCTTTCTTGTCATTACTCTTGCCTTATACTCTATCATCTTAGGCATTTCCATTTCATTGAAACAGATGTGGAGTCCGATGGCCCTCGTCATGAGCAAATCATCGTGCTTACCGTCTGCCGCCTCATACACCGTTCCATTCTTCTCGTAGGTGAGATATTCATCCAGGCATCTATCGTCACGCTCCACATAGAGTTGTTCACGGATAACCTGAACCAATACAGAGATAACCATTGGCTTGGTTGCCACATTGGTATGGAATCCATACTTCACTGGGACCTTATTCTTGATGTCCGACTCACTCTGCTTGCGAGCATAGAGGTTGTCATATACACCCTTGATTTGATTCAGGATGAACTCAGACTGGTCGCCACCTTCCAAGATATGTTCCTTGTCTTTCGTCTCCAAGGTGTTGGACTCAATGACCAAAAGAGCATCATTGTAGTATTTGGCTATCTGAGCCGCCTTCCACGCCAGTAAGTCCATATCAATGTGCCCATACCATTGCGCTACCACATACGGTTTGCCGCCTTCCATCATCCAATAGCGGTCGAAGACACAGATAACAGACCAGTCGGCATTCTTGCTACGTCCACCAATATCCACTACGACCAGATAGCGGTTTATCACCTTGCAATCATCAAAGGTTTCAGGTTTGCTCCATATCCACAACTGACCCTGCTTATCCTCACAGAATCGGACATTCTGCATACACTTCTTACCCTTATATCCGTCACCATAAACATCACCGATGAACTTAGGCGCACGGCATCCCTTGCGGAACTTGTCAACCTTGTCTTCGGCAAACACCTTGGCTCCTGAATGCTTGAATGCCTCAATATCATCAGTAGGGTAGCCAGCAGCCATATCCGCATGGTCGGTGAACTTCTTGCGCTCGGCAATATACCAGTTGATGGCTTCGAGTGGAGCACCCAGTGACCATAACTTCCAAAGATAGGTACATGGCTCCTCTCGGTCGGACATCGTGTTGGTATTGTTGCGGTTCTCATATAGCCATTTGGCAAACTCTACCTTCTGTTTCTTGCTTTCAAATTCAAGATGATACATATCGTATATCTCGTACCAAGGAACGAAGAAAGGCTCAAACTGAGACTCGCCCTTGACCGCAGCAAGCCACTCCTTGTGGAAGAAGTTGCCAGTACCATTGGCGGTGGATTCGTAGGCAATCATCGTGTATGGTCGGTACAAGATACCATTGGTGGCATTCTGCACCACCTCCTCAGGAGACTTACCATCTGTCTTTTTCCACAAACCAACCTCGGAAAGATGAACCAAGTTGTAGTCTTCGCCATTGGCAGACAGCGGTCGTTCCATGGAACCCACCTTAATCTTGCAGAATCGCTGAGGGACCTTCTTGACATTACCCGATGTTCCCACACCCACAAACTTCGGCTCGTTCTCAGAGAACGCCTCACCCATATCGTAGAGGAACTTGGTAGGGAAGTTTTTCAGAGCTTCCTCGAACATACCACGAATAGTTTCTGCCGTGTCCTTGACCTGAGCCACGATGAGCGAGTTGAGGCCCTTCTGCCACATGAGTTGCAGCCAGAGGAAGTACATCTGAATAACCGTAGAGCCACCCCACTGTCTTGCTTTCAGCAGGATAAGACGGATAGGTCGATTCTTCTTTCTTCGTTCCTCCAGCCATCTGAGCAATCTTCGCTGCGGTCTTCTGAGCACAAAACGGAAGGGGAGACCTCCACCTTTTGGTTTGATATAGATAAACGTGGCAAAGAAGAAGAAAGGATCATGTTTCATCCTGATGCGAGTAAACTGCTCCACCAGTTGCTCCATTTCTTCCTCTATGTTGTATGGCTCGTCTATATCCTTGTGTAGTTCCTCAATTACCGCCTTGCAGCTACCGAACTCGATGAGCATCTTAACGAGCGGAATCTTCTTCATCGAAACTGGAAGCTGCTGGCATTGAATCGGGAAATCAGGAAGGGAAAGCGCAAACCGCTTGTCTCCACAACCTTCACCCTTGATAGGATTGAATGGTGTGTTGATTTTCTTTATCCGTTTCTCATTCTCTTGCAGGATGCTCTGTGCATGCCTGTCAAGTGTATCAGTCTGTTTTACTTGTCTTGGCATAGCGGTGCATTAAGATAACCCCACAACAGACCAAGTACATAGCAATAGATGTGGACTCCAACTGCCATGCAAGGGAAGAAGATTCCAACACAGATATATAGGAGAATAGTGAGATTGTATCTTACCTTATTCTCCACGTATGGGGCGATAAAGCCCATGTAAGCATAGATAAAACCGCTGAGACCGATGATTGGTGCGGATGATGCAAAAGGATAGCTTACAGCTATGATATAGAATGCCAACATGTGGCCGATGCCGCAAGGGATGGCTCGGTAACATTGGTGGAAGACGTAAAGGTTGACTGCTGCATGAAAGATGTTCTGATGGTAGAAAGGGTAGCTTAGTCGGTTCTGAATAGAACAACCATCAAAGAGACCCATGCCATCATATCCTATGAGTGTGATACATGATATTATAACGTATCCTGTATAAAGTGCAATTTTCTCTGGCGAAGTTCGTAGCATCTCTTCTTCTCCTCCTTCCTCACCCGATGAAGTATGACGTGCATAGATTTAGGAGTGAGATAGAAACTCGGTGCTTCCTGGTTACACACATGCCATATTACATCCATCTTTGTGAGAGAAGGATGCTCCTTTGAATAAATCTTGTATCTACGGAAAATCTCCTGAAACATCTCTCTTTTCTGAGAGTTCATATTGCTGATGGACTTGCCGTTGAGCATATTGAGAATAACGTTGTATGCCCGATCTACCGAAACCCAAAAGCGTTTGCTCGGAGATTGCAACAGTCTTCGCTCAATCTCCAAGAGGCCGATATTGTCTCTTACCGATATAACTTCCTTGTAAGCCCTCAATATGTCAGCATCACGTTCCTTTGTAAAGTCACATCGTGAGCCTTTATGTTTCATGTACTTATGATGCAAAGATACAAAAATGTATTGAAATAACCAAATTAATCGGATATGATTAAGCATAGTTAACGGATAAGATTAATAATAATCTGAAAAGCGTTACTTTTGGACGTTGATTTATAAATTTATACATATATATATGAACGAAAATGTAAATACAGAGCAGAATGCTGGTGCTGCCAAACAGCAAGACACCAAGACCAAGAAGGACTTGGCTTTGGAGCGTTTGAAGGTTAGGCATCCTGACACCGAGTATGCAGACGATGAGTCTATCTACGGAGCTATCAATGACGATTACGATGCCGACCAGAAGGCCTTGCAGGGTTACAAGGACAACGAGAAGGCGATGGGCGAGTGGCTTGGCAGCGACCCCGAGGCAGCCGCCTTCCTTCAAGCAATGAAGGCAGGCAAGAGTCCTTACGCAGAGTTGATTCGCACGCATGGCGAGGATGCCATAGACTACTATTCAGACCCAGACAATGCAGACGAGATTGCAGCTGCTCAGTCGGAGTTCCTGAAGAATGCCGCCAACGGCAAGAAGTTGCAGGAGGAGTACGACAAGAACATGCCATCCAGCTATGAAGTCTTCGACAAACTGGAAGAGAAATATGGCGAGGAAGCGGTAAACGAAGCTATCGACCAATGTTTCCAGACTATGCGCAACGTGGTGACTGGCAAGTTTACCGAGGAAATGATTACCGCATTCATCAAGGCTAAAAACCATGATACCGATGTGGCCGATGCCGCTCACGAAGGCGAGGTCCGTGGCAAGAACAGTAAGCACGTCAAGAACTTGGAGCTTCGCAAGAAGGGCGATGGCACAGCAGAACTTGATTCCGCCAATGCTGAGACCAAGCCAACGGATAACCAGCCAGACCTTGGTGCGCTTGGTAGGGTATCACGCAGAGGAAACATCTGGGATCGTGGTCACGAGAAAAGAACACGTATTCGATAATGCGATAAGACAAAAAGACAATTTATATGTTTAATTAATATTCAGAATAACAATGAAGAAAAGTACATTTAATCGGCTGCTTTCCATTTTTCTGATGGTAATGGCGGTTATTTTTGGTGTGAATGGTCAGGTCATCATGGCTGAGGCGGCTCTGCCTGATGGCGGTACGACCGAGAGCGGTCATGCGGCAGAGGCTGGCGGTGCTACTGCTGCCGAAGAAGCTGGCAATGGCGGTGCGGCTCGTCAGGATGACGGTATAGCAACCGAAGGCAAAGGTCGTGAACACTTCAATGAGAACGGCACGGAGTTCTACGAGAACGACATCAACGACAAGATTACGAAGATTCGTCCGATGGCCACTCCTGTTGACCAGATTTCACGTTATGCGACAACCAAGTCAGCCAGTTCGTTTGTAGTAGAATACTGGAGTATCGGTACACGTCCTATCAAGACCACCGTGAAGGAAACAACCGTAGAGAGTACAGGCACCTCTATGGTGTTGAAGGTAGAGGACCCCGAAATGTTTACACTGGATGATACCATCCGAGTGGTAGGAGTCAAGGCGATTACCAACTACAAGAACCAGGCTTACGCAGACCTTACCGATGAACCAACTCCAGATTTGGAACTCTGTGTGTGCGGTAAGGATAATGAGGGTTATCCTATCGTGTATGCAGTAAATGGTAAGTTGGTTAATAAACAGCCTATTGGTATTCCAGCCCTACAGAAGGGACAGAAGCTCATCCGTATGGCGAAGAGTTGCGGTGAGTTGGACGTACAGACAGGTCGTTTCAACAACCTTCCTGCATCTGAGATTCAGTACTGCCAGAACTTCATGATTCAGATTGAAGAGAGTACCTTCAATAAGATTGCCGCTAAGCGAGTGGATTGGGACTTCTCAGACATCGAGGAAGACAGCATCTATGACATGCGTCTTGCCATGGAGGGCACTTATCTCTTTGGCGATATGGGCTGTATCAAACACACCACCAAGAACAACTCAGCCCAGTGGTTTACCAAGGGTATCTGGTGGATGGCTGGCAAGGACATCGAGGTAGGTCATGTTGCTACAGCCGATGACATGAAGAAGGGCTACAACAAGAATGAGCGAGTGATTACCGACTTGGAGTTGGTTGACATTTCCAAGGACTTGTTTGTGGGCACAGGTATCGGCAACAAGCGCAAGGTGATTATCGCTGGTTCAGACTTCGTGAGCGCATTCAGTAAGATTGATTCTGACAAGTTCCGTCTGAAAGACACCGTAGAGGTTTGGGACCTGAAGTTCAAGAGTTGGGAGACAGACTTCGGAGAGGTGCTGATGATTCACTCAGAGCTGTTCGACCTCTTTGATATGAGCGACTGCGGCTTTGCCCTTGACCCAGAGTTCCTGGTTAAGCGAGTACACTTGTCTTGGACACGTAACGTGCTCGACTTGAAGAAGGCTGGTATTCGCAACACCGATGCTGTAGTTATTCAGGAGGTTGCCTGTCTGTACTTGAAGTACCCTAAGGCGCACGCTCGTATGCGCCTTGCTGCCGTGTCTACCGCAGAAGGTACATCTGACACTGGTGAGAACAAGGACACCAATGTCTAAAAGCAAGTAGATTTACAGATAGTCATTAAATAGTGAGGGGTGTGGGCACTTGCCCCATCCCTTTTTTTAGTAACACATATATAATAAGATATAATCATGTTTAAGAAATATCAAGCTGGTACAGATTTAGCATTTAGTGTCATGGTAGGCGATGAGAGAATGCGTATTGTTTTCGAGGGCAAGACCATGGGCTGTAGTGTCTATATGACAAGAGACCCAAAGGTACAGAAGGCCATAGAGTCACACTATTGGTACAAAGACAAATTCTTCTTGGCAGAGAGTGTTGACGAGAAGAAGGAAGCTGCGGAGGCAAAGAAGAAAGCCGCCGCCAAGGCCAAGAAGAAAATGGCTGACGAGAAGAAGACCCACGTAGTGACAGACGTTGAGGATGCCAAGGACTATTTAGCAGAGACCTTTGGCGTGAGTCGTTCCAAGATGAAGACCAAGGAAGACATCTTGGCCATCGCCAAGGAAAAAGGTGTTGAATTAGAAGGACTGGAGTAATGAGAACGTATGCTGTATCTGAACTGGTGAAAGAAGTAAAGGTACTCCTTGACAGGAACCAGGAGTCCGCTGGCCTGCTGACTCCTGGCGATACCGATACGCTATCACAGGGCGAGTTGATTCAGAGTAAGATAGTAGATGCAGCAAGAATCATATTGATGGATGCTCCTGCCTTCATGCTGGACGGAAAGGACTACAATGGGCTGAATACATCTTGGGCAGAATCGAATGGTGCTTATGTAGGAACCATCCATCTACCTTCCGACATGATCAGACTCCTTAACGTGAAGGCCAGTGACTGGAACCGCTCGGCAGAGGTCATCACAGAGGAGGATGATGCCTACAAGATTCAGTGTAGCCGATTCGGAGTAAGAGGAAACCCAGAGCGACCTGTCGCTGCACTCATCCACAGAAGTGGTGAACGACTCTTGGAGCTATTCACAAGCAAGAGCAATACCGTCACCGTGTCGCTCACCTATGTCGGTATGCCTTCTATCAGTGAAGGCAATATCGAATTGCCCGAAACATTGAAGGACTCCATCATATATATGTCTGGCTATCTTACTTGCATCAGTCTTGGCGATACCGACACCGCAAGCGGATTTCTCGGAGTAGCCAGAAAACTGGCGCATATTGTTGAACCTACGACAACATAAATTATGGCAAAGAAGAAAGAAGAAACCAAACTGCTATCATTGAGCAGGGTGCTTGACAAGGAAGAACTGGATAGCGTGAAAGCATCCAAGAACCGATTTGACAAGCCATACGAGCGTGCCTTCTCTATCTTGCTGGAGGCCCAACGATACTATAACAACATGGATAACTTCCGAAAGCGAAGACTGAGAAACAAGCGATACTGCTATGGGGACCAGTGGGGCGATACCATTACGTTCAAAAACAAGTGTGGCTTCAAAAAACGTATCAAGGAGGAAGACTATATCCGTGAGCAGGGCAGTGAGCCACTAAAGAGTAACCTTATCAGAAGATTGGTGAAAAACGTACTGGGAGTATATCGCTCACAGAGCAAGGAGCCAACCTGTAACGTAAGAGACAAGGACGAGAAGCGATATGGTGAGACCATGAGCGTGGTGCTGCAATGCAACCGACAACTGAACCGAGAGTCGGAACTGGATGCCCGAACCATGGAAGAGTTTCTGATAAGCGGTGCCGCTATCTATAAGAAAAAATACGGGTGGCGAAGAGGTAGGTTGGATTGCTGGACGGACTACGTGAACCCAAACAATTTCTTCATAGACAACAATATGAGGGATTTCCGTGGATGGGACGTAGGCTGTTTGGGCGAGGTACACGACATCACCATAGGCAACGTGCTGCGAGAGTTTGCCAAGTCTCCAGATGAAGCCCATAAGTTGAAGGAGATTTACAGACTTGCTGCCAACAGAGATTTTGTGATTGCAGACTGCACCCAGCGATTCGGTGAGTTCGACCCTAAGACCATCGACTTCATGAATCCTGCCAACCCATCTCTTTGTCGAGTGATTGAGGTTTGGCGCAAGGAAAGCAAGCCAAGATACCGATGCCACGACTACAACAATGGCGATGATTTCAAGATAGACATTGAAGACAAGGCTGACATTGTAGATGCCGAGAATGCAGACCGAATACGGAGAGGAATGGCCGCTGGCATGCAGGAGAAGGATATTCCGCTGATTGATGCAGAGTGGTTTATGGACGATTATTGGCACTTCTACTACCTTTCTCCATTCGGTGATATACTGAGAGAGGGCGAGACCCCTTATGCGCATGGCGAGCATCCCTACTGCTTTAAGTTCTACCCGTTCATTGACGGAGAGATTCACAGCTTCGTGGAAGATGTGATTGACCAGCAGAGATACGTGAACCGACTTATCACGATGTATGACTTCATTATGAGGGCGAGTGCCAAGGGTGTGCTACTCTGTCCCGATGACTGTCTGCCTGACGATATGAGTTGGGATGATTTCTGCGATGAGTGGAGTAGGTTTAACGGAGTGGTGAGATACAAGCCCAACACAAGCGGTCAGGTTCCTCAGCAAGTGGCGAACAACTCAACGAATATAGGCATCGGTGATTTGCTCAGCTATCAGTTGAAGTTCTTTGAGGATATTTCGGGAGTGACAGGAGCGTTGCAAGGAAAACAAGGAGCATCGGGTACGAGCGGTTCGCTCTATGCCCAGCAGACACAGAACGCCACCATGTCGCTGCTTGATATATTGGAAAGTTTCAGTCAGTTTGTCATTGACGGTGCGTACAAGACAGTGAAGAACATGCAGCAGTACTATGACGTGGCCAGAAACTTCAATATCGTTGGCAGGGCAGGGCAGATTGTTCACTACGATCCTAAGAAGATACGAGACGTTGAGTTCGACATCAATATCACAGAAAGCACGGCTACACCCGTATATAGACAGATGGCCAACGAGTTCCTTATGACCTTGTGGCAAAATCAGGCTATCACGTTGGAGCAGTTGTTGCAAGTAGGAGATTTCCCATTTGGCGAGGAGCTATTGCAATCGGTGGCATCCAACCAGCAAGCCATTCAGAATGGCGAGACTCCACAAGGATTCTCTCCTCAGTTGCAAGCACAAGTGGCTCAGGTCTCACAGAGCAATCCGAAGGCCCAGGCGATGCTACAGCAGATGATGAGTGGTCAGGGAGTGAGTCCAGACGGACAGACCCCACCGCTTGCAGCTTAATTCAGTTATTCATTAAATAGATAATAGTATGATAGCAGACAAACCAAGCGACAACGAATGGTATGGCAACGGAAACCCCGATACCAGCCAAGGCAGCAATCCCAATAACGGAATAGCTACGGAGACCCAAGGCAGGGAAGCTAAGCCCGAACTTTACGAGAACGATGTATTCGGCAAGGTGTCGAAACGCAAGAAGAACGACATCTGGGCGAGGGGAAAAGAGAAACGAACCAAATTTAAGGACGAATAAAGAAAGGAGGTGTTTTTTATCGTAACTGTATTTGTCTGACACTCAGATAGCTACAGAGATATTTATGAGTTTATGGTGCTGTGTTAAAGATATTCCTATCTTTGCAGCATCATAAACTTTTAAATTTTACAGGTATGAATTTCGTAGAGTTTGTCGAAAAGTATCAGCAGGATATGACTCCTGAACAGATGTTGAGTATAGCCAAGGCTATCGGTAAGTATCTCTCATGCAAGTTGAGCGATGCAGAGGTACATCATCTATGTGCGATGGTGTATGGCGTATTGAGTGAAGAGCATTTTGACAAGTACTTTGCCGATGATGCTATCAGTAAGATGTGGTATGAGGATGCAGACGGAACCAGGCACATGGCACCTTTCTTTACGAACGAAGAGATAAAGGAGGTCTTCGGTAAACACAAGGATGACATATCAGACTATACCATCCATGACTTGGCAGTAACCATGAATTTGCTGAGGAGCGACCATCATGTTCTGCTGGAGCGGTACAGTGAGGATGCAGAGGAGTTGAAAGAAATGGTGGTGTTGATGGCAATAGAATACCTCCAAGACCCTGACTGTCTGTACCCAACGAGCAAGATATGGCACAACATTAACGGATAAGATGATGAATTGGAAGACATAACTTATCTTTGCGTATTATTAATATTTTATAAAAGATAAGTTATGACTCCAAATGTACGTGAAGGATTGCAATATGGTGCAGCTATAGGAATGCTTGTGAGCGGTGTTGTGCTCACCTTCCTATCATTCTTTCTCAACAATTATGTAGTGTCGGAAGGCGTGCTGTGGTACGTCAGCCAGACACTGGTTTACTCAGGAGCGATATTCGGAGTAAACGTTTATTTCAAGACCAAGTTGGGCAACTTTGAGAGCAAAGTAAAAGGAGAACTTGCAAGTATGATAAAACAAGTGAAGGAGGGTAAGTAATGAAGGTAACAAGAGAACATGTTTTGGCTATCATGCCGAATGCCAAGGACAGGGTGGATGCTTTTCTTCCCTATATCAATGGTTATGCAGAGGTTTTTCATATTGATACCGCCCAGCGAATGGCCCACTTCTTAGCTCAGATAGCACATGAGAGTGGCGAACTGAGATACACCAAGGAACTCGGCAACAAAAACTACTTTCACAAGTATGATGTCGGGAAGTTGAAGAACATGCTCGGGAACCTGAAAGATGGAGACGGTTACAAGTATCGTGGTAGAGGATTGATTCAGATCACAGGCAGAGCCAACTATCAGGCTTTTCAGAACAGCAAGTATTGCTCTGACGATATTATGGAAAATCCCAAGCTGTTAGAGCTTCCCCTATTGGCAACCAAGAGTGCGATGTGGTGGTGGTGGAAACACGGCCTGAACAAACTGGCCGACAGTGATTGCATTGTGGCTATCACCAAGACTATCAATGGAGGGACCAACGGACTGGAATCAAGACGAAAGTTCCTTGCAAGAGCAAAGAAGGTTTTCAAAGTTTAGCCTATGAAGACAAAGTGGTATGATTGGCAAGTAGCACCCTGCGTGATAAGCCTCTTGTTGGCGGTGTTTCTTCTGTCGGGATGCAAAACGAAGTACATTCCGATAGAAAAAGTTGTATATCAGAATGCGATAAAGCACGATACGCTGCATACTTCTGACAGCGTTTTCGTGCGTGATTCTGTATATCTCAGGCAAAAGGGAGATACGTGTTATCTTGACCGATGGCATGAGAAAACCGTCTTTAAGAATGTGTATATAGTAAAGGTGGATTCCTTCATGAAAAGAGATTCCATCCCAGTGCCCTATCCAGTAGAAAAGCAACTCTCCAAATGGGAGCAGATTCAGTTGAAGTATGCAGTGTGGTCGTTTGGCGCACTCTGCATGCTGCTTATCATATTAGGTTATAAACTCTATAAAAAGATAAAGAATGGCAGATTTCACATTAACAATCAAGAAAAATGACATCTATGAAGAGGTGGCGAAGACCACTGCCTACATAGGTAAGAAGGCAACCGTAGAGGATGGCAAATCGGCTTTTGATCAGATATTCGTAACGGAAGCAGACTTGGCAATGATAGAGCGGTTCTTCAACGAGTCGTTGGATGCGCTAAGAAATGTTCTGAAACGATTTATCTCAGGAGGCTCAGGAGTAGACGGGACCATCAACTGGGAACTTGAGATGCCCAGCAGATTTGATGGCAACCTACTCGATTCCATCAACTCGTCAGCCAACTCGTTCTTGGTAAACAGCATTATCGGGAAATGGTGCGAGATTGCCGCAAACGACAAGGCAAAGGAATATGCAGATAACGCTGCTGCATTATTGCTCGACATCAAGGATAAAGCGTTTTTCAAAAAGAAACCGACACGAACAAAAATATCATAGTATGGCAAGAAAGAGTTTAACGATTACGTTGTATATGAGTGAACTCATTTACGACTTTCAGAATAAGGCGTTCCTTACAGGACGCAGTAGAAGAGCAGCCAGTATGGATGCTGAGGCGGCAAGTAATATCCAGGCGAGCGATGATGACGAAGACAAGAACCAGGCATTGCGTAGCATTCAGAATGCGTACAGCCAACTGCTTGTGGAGTTGAGTGAGTCAGTTCAAACAGACACAGGTACAACTGCGTCTAACGAGTTGATAAGTGGCGATACCAATATCACCATCAACCTCTCCCTTCCATCAAACTATCCACTCGCCTTGAAGGATGCGCTTACCAGTTCCATCCATGACTACATTATCAACAAGGCCTTGATGGACTGGTTTATCATTACCAATCCTAACGAGTCGAAGACTTATTCAGAACTGTCGATAGCTGCTATCAAAAATCTGCATGAGACCTTTAACAGACGTGAGAGACCCAGCAGGACAGCTCCCAACGTATAAGGAAGGAGGTCATCATGAAAGAATGCAGAGTATGCAACCTTGGGTACAAGGTGATGATAGAGCTCCAGAAGAAGGAGTTGGTTTTTGACATCAAGAATACGGCTGCCGTTTACGCTGATTCCATCTCCAGTTCTGTAGAAGATTCCCATTCTATCCACAACATCTACGATGTGGGCGAGGATGGCAACAGAGATAAGTTGGCAAGGATTCTTGATTCAGCAGTAGAAGACTGCAACGAAATGCTTTTCAGATATACCAAGATGGAAATGCTTGGTGGCGGCTTCGATTCCAATGAGTGGGAAGAGTGTATAGGTTCGCCTACTAATGAGGAAGAAGCCTACTATTTGGCGATGAGAATACCGCAGGGTTTCTCTAAGACGAGCGTACATACCATGACGGTATATATCCATGACTACATAGTAAACCAATGCCTATACGAGTGGTTGACGATTGTTTATCCTGACGGTGCTGACAGATTCCTGGCACTTGCCGAGGAGAAGAAACAGAAAATCAAAGGCGCAAGCAACAGGTCGGCTGGCAGGGCAAGAATTGCTTTGCATTCATTTTAAGGTTTTTGATTAAGATAAAGCAAGGGTAGCTATCCATCACGGACCGCTACCCTTTATCTATAAACATAGTGAAAAAGAAAATTACTTATCTAAGTTTGTTTTGTAACCTCTCCTGAAACGCAGTAGACAGACCGCTTATAGATTCGTTGGGGGCAAGTTTGCCTATGAGCGCAATCCTGAAATATTTGTACGGAGAACCTACAAGGCTTCTGAGAAATATATCAACGGAAGAACTAATGTAATACCAATTAACAAGGTCGTTACTCCCGAACAGAACCATACCGCATTTCCCTACCTGTATGCTGCTGAAATATCCTCTTGTGATGCAATCGAACATAGTCTTATAGACCTCTTGCCCAAGCGTTAAAGGACGGCTGCAAAGAAAGAACGGAACACTTTCCGTTGGTTCCTTGACGTACACATTAAGGATTTTTCCTGCCTTGTCTGTAGCGTATGCCTCAGGATATATATTCACTCGCTTGTTGAAGACATTGTGCATGGTACCCCACATCTTGCTTTTCAAAGAGTAGACGTAAGCATAAGTGTAGTACGGATTGAAGACGATGATGCGGCTATCGTAATAGTCGTAAATCATATCTGCCTTTTCGAGATACTTACGGAAACGGATATACTTCACATCTGACTCAGGAATACTACCTGTCGCAAGGAGTTTGTTCGGATAAGTCTTATCCTTTGTTGAATGAGAATAAATGGATAGAAAATCGAAAGGATAATCATCCAGTGCGTCTGTTATACATACAGACTCTCTTCCCTGCTGCATCATGATGCCTCTTTCGGTAGGATAGAGGACAGCATCATCTATCTGTAAAATGCCTTTAGGGTTGGAGCATATTTCACGTAAGGCTGGTTGTCGAGACTGATATAATCCTGATTCAGACAACATGACTACCCAAACACCTTCATCGGTAAAAGCGTATAGAGGAGCTTCGCCAAACTGCCCTTCGCTGATTGGTCTGGTGTTGGCAGACAGTGCGCTGATAATAGAAGAGCCAACCTGAACAGAATTTGCCGCTGGGAACACCAAAGGATTCTCAGCTTCGCTCACTTTTATGACGTTTGGATTCTGTGTGATGTATTTTTGATTCACGACATTGCTAACGGCTGCATCATATTCTTCTTTGGTTATTTCTGTGAAGTCTCCAGTATCTATCGGTGTGTTGTCCCAATAATATGAAGATGAAATAACCGTTCCGTTTTGATTTCCGAAACTGTCACCTCCGTTACTTCCTGCTTTTGCCGCTCTATTAGCCTTTTTGAGGAGCTTGTGGCGGTATATTTGCATGAAAGCAGGAAGACCAGCATCATCGTGATAGAGGTACATATAATCAGACAATTCTGCTTTTTCCTCCTCTGTAGGCGCATCATCCCTTCCTCCAAATCCTTGGTTGTTCAAAGAGCCAGAAGATTGTCTGTCAACTGCAATAGGAGTGGTACGATTCTTGCTGATATTGATATAGTAAGACATCCCGAATTTTTCGGAAGGTTTCAGATGAACCCTCTTTAAGTAATATTTGTTATACTTCGGCAAATGGAAATAGATGGTCATTGCCGTAGCAAGCGTGCTGGGATATGCCAAGATAGGGCAGATAGGATATTGCAGTTTACCCTTGTGGTATATGTCTCGCTTGATGCTATTTTCGCTGATGCTTACCTTGAACACTGCGTCACAAATATAATCGGTAGTAGCGGTGCTACTGGCACCAATATCTACATACTCATTCAATGATAGCTGTGTATTTGAAATCTTTCTCTTGGAGAAAATATCTGTATCGAAAGCATTGTAAATGGTTTTCTTTATGTTTCCTATATGTAATCGATTGTTGTATGTTATAGAGCATTTACCTCCAAAAGAGTCTCGCTTGAAGTCTTCCAAAGAAATGCTTTCTTCTGTCTGTAAAACTCGTTTGAGCTGTACATCTGTGCCTAATTTTTCCTTGTTTATACTGGTACTAAGATAGAAGGATTTGTTTTCAAACGACTGGTAAACACCTTCCTCTGACAAATATTGGAAGGCATCACAATTAACTCCTGATGCCATATTGCTGTTCCAAAGGAAACATTTGTATCGTGAAATACCTATTGTTCTTTTCTCTGTATCAATAAAAGATTCAGGCTGTGACAGGTAAACATCTACACCAAGAATGAGGTCTTCCAAACCTTCGGGTATATCCATGCTAACGTTGATGGTGTGGGTGTGAAGACTTGTGCTTGTGCCTACAGATTTCTTTTCCTGATACCAGATAAACTTATTGAATGATGTTTCAGGCGCAAGGATGAATGGATTTGATATATTGATGTGTGAGGTTCCATCATATAACTTGATAGCCAATACTCCAAAAACTGTATATTTGAAGTACTCCTTGCCTTTTTCGTTTAGTCGTTTGTTGATAAGTGAATCAAATGCGTTGAATATGATAGATGCGCCTTTGAGAGAAGTATCTACGTTATTATTAAAGTGTCTGTTCGTCTCAAAAGCATTATCCCAATCATCGCCAAGGCTGATTGATACATCACATTTCTCAGATTTAACATTAGTGATAGTTGCACTATAGTTAAGTGAAGAAAGGTCGAAACTTGTGTAGTTGTTACCTTTCCAATATGCGTATATTGTCTTTTCGTCACCAACGAAACACAAGATATTGCCAATTGCTGTTACGGCATTGGCGTGGAATCTTTTCAAGTCGATGGTTTTCCTGGTTCCGTCTCCACCTTTTTCCATCCAGAACCAAGTATCATCTGATTTACGGATGATGTAGTGGGAGTGAATCGTTTCATCGTGTGTTACCTTATGCACCAAATCAATGGTATCTCCTGCATTCAGCGTGATGTTCTGCTCGGCCACTACAGGCTGGTGGATAGGGTGGAGTGCCCCATCCTCGTTGATGAGGTTGAGGCAGGTTGCCAACTCTCCATCCTGACAATTATAGTCGGATGGAGAGTTGGTGAGTCCTTTAAATATTACATCTTGTCTTGTCGCCATGTGCTCGAATTTAAGTTTGGTCGCATGATTTCGTAGTACTGTTCGCCTTTTTGTGACTTGCGTGGGATGCAAGTAAGGCGAACCATTCTGTTGAGCGGAAGATTGTACTCGTCAAGGATGGCGGTGACGGAAGGGCGGTCACTTCGGAACCCCACCTTCTTATGCTCCTGATTGAATTGAAGCTGAGTGAAGGCGGTGTTTGCCTTGCAAAGTTCTTCCCAGTCCTCACGCATACAGAATCCGTATGTTCCTCTGTCTGATAACCTGAACACGAAGACGGAGTGATCAGTACGCTCCTTCTGTATGATATGCCTGTATACGCCCTTAGAGAGCGTGACAGAGTTTGCTCTTCCGTCCAGTATCACAAAGTAGTTGCGATACTTGAACCCTAAGACTTTAACTATTAAATGCTTGAATTTCATAGCGCAAATATAATAAGTAAATTGATAAGATATTTATTATCCGTTAACTTTATATCTGGCACTACTTGTTGGCCAGTTCTTTCGCCTCTTCAAGTGAAACAGGCTTTCCGCTAAGAGGAATACGAAAATCGAACTTGGAACGGAAAGAGTAGTAGCCTACGAAATCGAAGCTCTGTTTCATGCGCTTGTCTGTGGTGATATACTTCTTATAAGCCTCCACTTCCTTTTCTGAGCGATAGATGGTAGAGTTGACGAAGTAAGAACTGGTTCCCTTGTTTGCGATTACCGCAATAAAGAACTGTTTGCCAAGGAATTTCTCCTTGATACGTTGGATAACTGAGATTTTCTTTGTATTCATATTAAATTTGATTGATTGTTATGATGAATGCAGACAGGCTGCACTATTCTATACCGCAAGACACGATGCAATCTTCTGTGTTGATGCCTCGATAGTATTCACATCGCTGGCAAGCAAGGCTGCCAACCATCATGGCCTCATTGGTGTATCTGCCTTGAATACCGAATGGGCATGGAGTGGTGTACTCGAAGTGGCCACCTACAAATTCGTTGAGATTATATTTTGGATATTTCATTTTGTTGTTTTGTCTATATACACTAATCTATGGTATTTAAATGTCCCAGCCAAGCTAAAGCCGCACGATTTTGGCTCAGGGCAGAATCCTCTGTAAACGCATTGAGGAACACAAGCGGATGCAAGATAAGGCTCTATTTGAGCCAACTCGTCAATCACCTTATACCATATCTCTCTTGTTTCCTTGGATGCCTTATTGCATAGTCTCAGCTTCGAGATATTGATAATCTCCTGGGCGTTGAGAGATAGTTGCAAGTTGACCAAATCATCCTGCCGCATATCGTGGCGAGATACCTTGGAGCCAGTAATATCTGGTCTTGATGTAGAAACGAATGGTTGGGCATGGACGTGGCGAACAAAGTGGTTGCTCACCCAGTATGGTATGCCATACATCTTAATATCAAACTCCAATTCTCTGAGCGGTGAATGCTCGCTGAGGATCATCTGTTTCTTAAACTCATCGCTTGGCTCATGTCCTAAAGACTTCTTGCCTTGCGTGAACCGAGCAGCATCTACAACACGTTGCCAGTCGGTGACTTTTGTGATTTCTATTTTCATAAGTTACTTCTTGTTATCGAATTTATTTACTTAATAAAGTCAGTCGTGATGACTTGTTGGGGGGTCTTTTATAAATGGCCATCGCAAACAAAGAAATGAGTATTATCGGGGAGACTTTCAAAAAACGATTCAATTTCTTTTTCCGTCTTTAGTTCCCATTTTAAGTTGTGGTTAGGAGTATTGTCTCTAATATCGAAGCAATCATAATATTGCTTCTTCTGAACTATCTTGTCATACAACTCAGAATCAGCCTTAGAGAACTCACATTCACCTTCATTTGGGTACAAAGAATTATGATGGGGTTCTTTCCTTAAAAGTTCATTTTTTGTACATACTGTAAGATAATCATACGCAAATGCCATTTCTGCACATGCTTCACTTGAAGAATCTGGGCAATCTGCAAAAATTTGATTCAGATTCTCGATTGTTCCAACGAATAAAACTCTACAATGTGACATCGCTATTCTTCTTTAAGTTCTACATCATCACCAAGAACATCATTGATTTTCTTTTCGATAAACTCATCAGAAGTACTCTTCTTTATTAGAGCATCAATGTCTGGCAACTCTGCATCAACTTTGTCTTCTTGCATTTTTGAGGTAAGCATACCCATTACTAATTTCGCCCAAGGACTATTAGCTATATCTGCCAATGAATCCTTTTGAAGATCATAGGCTTTCTTCAACTCTCCGTTATCACGGAAATATCTGAGTACTTCCGTCAATGCAGCAACAAAGTTTTTGTCTGCCATCTGTTCACTCTTTGCTTCTTCCAGTTTAATCATTAGGAAGAGTAAAGATGAATGTAAATCTGTTTTGTTCATAAGCTATAATTATTTAAGTTCTACTGGCTCATCGTTCCAGGATAATTCTCTTCCGATGAGCTTTTCAATACTACCTTTAGGAAGGTCAGAAAAACCACAATATTCTTCATTCTTAAAGCTAATTGGTATCATCCATTGTTTACGAAGTCTGAAAGGCTTTTTCTCAAAAATACATTCTGAACCATTTTTATCTACCGCAACCCATCCCATAACTATTTCTCCTTTGCTTTTAAGTATCTGCGTTGAAAACTTTTAAACTGCCTGTTGATTGCATTAACCTCTTCGTTAAAGTAATCATCTAAAGTGCCAGACATACTCTCAAGAGTTTCTACTGCCTGCTCGAAAGCCTCAAAATCTTTCTCTGTTACATTCATTCTTGCCATAATTATTCCTCCAATCTTAAATAAGTACCACTTGTTTTACTTTCTTTGATGAAGTTATTTACATCTTCCTTGAGGCTGTTTCCGCAATCTTTCTGCAACTCAGCTATCTTCTTGTAGCCAAATCCGGCTTCTTTACAGAGTTCTGCAGCTATCTGGTAGTCCTGGACAAAACTAATAACGTTCTGAATGACCGACCACTGGCCTCGCTCGAAGTCTGTAATGCTATCATCTTTAGGGATACCTAATGCCTTATTGCACAATCCGCATATTCTGACCATTTCTTTTTCAAGCTGCTCGAAAGAGTACTGCCTCCAGTGATAAGTAAGGTAGCTTGCGCTACCCAAAGCTTCTTTAACTTTTTTATCCATAACTATTTCTCCTCCTTCTTAATATAAGGACAAGCAACTACCTTTCGATAGTACTTACATTCATCCTTGTAATCACAAAAATCACAAAAACACCAAGCCATATTATTCCTCCACTTTTACGCCAAAAGGAACTCCGTCAGCAAAAACAAATCTATCGAAAACCTCTTCGAAAGATATAACAACAGTTGGCGAATCGTACGAAACACCAGTAGTAGCCACCTTTGTGATACAATCTCTTATATTATTAAACCTATCATACGTATATCCGAAAGGTTGATGCTTCAGCATCTCTTGCCAACACTCTTCTGCGTCCTTGAATGGGCGATATTTTAGCTCAGGCTTAGTACGAAAATTGTTTGGTTCTTCTTCTAAAATTCCAATAGGTAAGCCTTCTCTTTCTGTTAGGTCAACCCATTCGCCTCTTTCATTTAAGATTTGAATAGTCTTACCATCTGCAAAGGCAGAAATTATACCTATATTCTTTTTAACGTTTTCTCTTTTCATTGCTTTTTTGTTAAATTATTTTTTTCTTCGTGGTCTTTCGCCCAATCCATAAAAAACTCTCGTAAAAATTTTATAGTATTTTTTGCTTCTTCTCTTGTCATACTCAATCATTTTTATATTCTTCCCATCCATTCTCCCATAAGCCACCTGAACGGATAGTCCAAAACTCATGTTGAGGAAGGATAGTTCCTTCTTCATCAACTAACTCCTTTCCTTTATATCGAACGAACTCACCTTTTGAGAACGAGTTGTGTCTTATCGGCTTTCCTACGCTGATAGCGAAAGCCATTGCTTCTTGCTTTGTCATATCTCAATCCTCCAGTTCTTTAAGTGCCTCCACTAACAATATCTTAGCCTTTGTCGTACATGGATATGGCGCTTCATCAATAGCAGTTTTGGCTGCTTTAATATATTTGATAGCTTTTTCTTTGCTCATTATAAATCTAAAATTCATAAACAAACACGAATGGGTTACTTGCCCATGTACCTTTTCCTGAGAGCTTATCTATTAATGCTGCATACGCTTCTTTCGCTTCGCAATAGCAATGTGCCAAACATGGGCTTGCGTCGGGTAAGTATGCGTAACCATAGAACTCTTTAGGGTCATCTACATTTGTATCATAGATTTCGTTTATGCCCTCTGCAAGGCAGTCTTCTTCGCTGATGTCTTGCAATCGCTCTATTCTCACATCATTGATATGGATATGATACGGCATAAGGTCAGCCTTAACGAACATTTTGTTGTAGCAACCTTTCTCGTATTTAATACACTCTAATGGCATCCCATGAATGCCACAAAGGCGATAGAACTCATCATTGTCTGCAAGGTCTATGTATCTTTGCGCAATAGCTACATTTTCTCCAACCTTGTATGGTGAATGTTTCAAGGCATAATCAAGCATTTCTTTCAGTTCTTCACCCTCTGCTTTATAAAGTCGGTCTTTACAAGATTCCTTCCAATCAGCAATATCTTCTTTTTCCCATCCTTCATACGTATTAAGACGTTCAAAAAGCATCGTTGGGTTCAGAATGCGTCTTGTTTGAGTCTTTCTTCCTTCAAGTACAGCCTCCGTAAGACCGTATTTATCGTTAAACATAATTTTCTTCATATTCTCTTCTTTTTACCCTCTCCCTGCAAAGGGAGAGGGTGATTAGTTACTTAGTTACTTCAACGAATTCTCCGTTTTGGAGTTGATACCAAGTATCAGCCTTGATATTATTTCCGTCAACGTACTCTGTTTTGACACATAATGGAACTCTTCGTTTTTTATCATCATTCCATTTCCATTCTGATAGTGTTATCCATGATCCAACCTTTGCTTTTGCTTTAGATACTTTTCCAGCACACATAATAACGGAGTCTTCCCCTGTGCTGTCAATCTGAGCATAGTTACCGCTTGAACCAATCTGAGCATAGTAGCCTGATGAGCCAATCTGAGCATAGTCGCCTCCATTGTCGTTTAACGTTCCTGTCGCCTTAACCTTTGTTGGTGAGGTAATATCTTTCAACCACTCGACACCGATATTAATGATGTCAGCCAGCTTCAACTCAGCCTTAATCTTAATGTGCGAAGAGCACACCTTTGTCGAATTTACTTCTTCATCAATCTTGCCAGACTGTTCTACTTCTGCAAAGCGAGAGTTGAGCATATCGTAGTGGTCCCATATTTCCATCGGAGACTTGCAAGCATGAAAACCTCAATTGCAACACTTGATTTCTCCGTCCATTTCATACTCTTTTCCAATTTCGTATTGGAATCCACGGCATTGCATATTCTTGTCGAATGCCTTGTACGATTTGATTACTTTTTCACTCATATTTATATCTATTTATGCCCGAAGGCGGTTAAATACTAATGTAAATAAATATTTTTATCACCTAAATCTTTTAATGCTATATCCTTACACTTTTGACAAAGAAATCTGTTTCCTACGCCTTTGTCAAAACACGCTACAGAAATATAATCTTCTGGTTGGAATTTGCGCCCACAGCAAAAGCAAGTCTTTTGTACTGACAAATTAAAACTCTCACGCAACTCTTTAAAATGAGCAAACGTCCCAAAGAAGTGTCCTTTTTCACACCCTACTGCTTTGTAGATTTTCTTAGTTATTTTTACCACTTCCATACCTACACCTCCATTTTCTTTTTTTTGCTCCTTTACTTCTTTAAAGATTACACCCTTTCCGTCAGAACGGTCTTCTGATTTACAATTAAACCCATCTACTAAACCATTCATGGTCGGGTTATAACATATAGCACCAATGCCAAAGAAACAACCATCGCAACCATCCTGTTCAACAGCTTCAAGAGTAATGATTACTCTTTCTCCAACTTTAAGTTCTTCTTTCTTAATCAAAACCTATTCCTCCTTATCTTTTAGTTCAACGAAATCGCCAATGCCCAAACGAGCCTTGTTGATGCAATCACATATCCATCCCATAAGGTATGCCTGATGCTCATTTCTACAATTATACACTCTTTCCAAATCGCATGCGTCGTTAATAGACGACAGAACATGAAATGCCTCATGACTGATATTTCTCATAGTCATGTCTTTCTTCTTTGGGAAGACGACAAGATTGCCGAAGTGATTTCCTGCTTTACTCATACATTCGTCATAAACCATGCCTCCGTAGTTTCCTTCATTCATAGGCTCATCGTTGTGAACGAGAGGTTTGCCTTTCATGTCGGTAAAGCATTTGTCTATTTCTTCTTCGGATGTATTGTACATCACCCAAAGCCTCCTTGGGTAAATCTGTGGTATATATTCGTAATATCCTTTCTTCTTCATTTTTATTTTCCTTTCTTTTTAGGAACATATTCATCTAACTCATCATCAAACTCATAGCAGTCTGGGCAGTAGTGCTTATCGCCTATCTCTATCCATTCACTTTCCATAGCTTGCTCTTTTGCAGTTCCTTCGTCCAACCAAGCCACAATGCCATTAAACTCATCAATGAATGTCTTTCCGCATCTGTCACATACGACAGAATACATAGTGATTGGCTTAATCATTGCTCACCTCCTTTCCATTCATCGGTTGTACCCACGAGGAGCTTAGTCTGGTCGTTATAAGGAAGGATAATTAAGTTAACCAAATCTTCATCTATAGACATACCCATTGGAGTAGCACCATACTCATCAACATAAGAAACGAAACTTGCTTGCCATATAGAGCCTTCACAATTCCGTATCTTCCAAATACATCTGTCGAATGGCTTAAACTCGCACTTTGGCTTCAAATCCACAATGGCTTTCTTCTCAGCATCCCAAGCTTTGCCTTCCTTTGCTAAAGCGTCAAAGAGTTGCAGCTTCTCTTCTTCTGTGGCTAATCTATACTCTTCAGCTACACGATTATCGTCAAACAATAATCCAAACGTTTCATCTATAGAAACATAGAAATAAAGGGTATTCTTATAAATCTTTCGGCATATTGCAACTGATTTTCCATATACCACTATGTCTCCATCCTTGAACTCAGGCTGCTTTTCAATCTCCAAAGTTTCAAGATTGAATTTGCCACCCAAGCGTTCCTCGATAGTATTGATGTAGGTCTGAGCAACTTCTTTGTTATCTTCAATATGATAGTTTTGTGTATTCTGCGTATCCAAACGAGATATATGTCTCTTTTTACTTACACTAATCCAGTGTTTACCTTCAAATGTAGTATAATCATTTTTTGAGAACCCCTTAAAGATTATATGGCTATCACTATCATTGCTAACCAAGACATCACCTTTCTTCCAAGCGAACTTAGACCAATCTTGCATTGATTTTGAAGGAAAGAGAATCTGTAAACCATCAATCCAACATTTTTCTGTACCTAATTTTGAATAACCAAACGAAAGAGTGCTGCCTGCTTCATTGGTTGCTGTACATACAATGTAAGACCCAACATCTGTTATATGAACTTTATCTAACTCTACGTCAATATTCCGTAATAAGTCATACAACTTAGTTCCTTGCGGTTTATCTTTAAGAATTTCCGCTATGTTAATCTTTGCTTCCATATTATTTTACTTTGATTTCACATTATATGTAACTTGACGACTTTGTTCGCCATGTGCGGCTGCTGTTTATTGAATTTCTCGATAAGCCTTCGTTCCATCTGTTCAGGAAAGATGGGTTTGGTTGGCTTTGGGATGGTGATAGTAGCTTGTGTCTTGCTACCATCACTCAAAGTCATCAAGCATCTTCTTGTGATTTGTTCTGTTTGAAACATATTTTATCTAATATTTATATCCGTGTAGATACGGACGAGTTTCGTTGTACTTCATTTTCAACCTGATATGTTCCATCAGGTTGATATTGTTACTGTGGGCAATCGCAAAGATGTCGACCAGTATCTCTTGAAGGTGTTTGACGAGATACCAGTTTGGAGAATCATCCAAGTCGCAGACTCCTATCTTTTCGATGAGTCTGTATAGGTCTTCGACTAAATCAAACCCAAAGATAAATTTAGCCAATTTGTATTCGTTTATCAGGTCTTCGTCTTCCATAAGGTCTACTTTCTCGCTATCCATGATGCTACCCAAGAGTGAGAGAATACGAATAGCGATGTCGGCAAACTCGGACTCTACTGTACCTTCCAGTGTGTTTCGGTAGGCGGTAGGAATATCCCTGTCCATTTCAATTTCGCTTTTGTAGTCTTCGATGGAGCCATGTCTATCTTTCCTGTCAGCTTGCAGCACTTCGCTCATTTCTACGATAATGAACATCAGGTGAAATGTAGTACCAGTGCCAGGGTAGAAGCCCTTGTTATTTGCTGACTCAAAGGCTTGTTTAGATAATACCTCCAAGTCTTTCTTTGTAATTATTCCTAACTTTTCTTCCATATTGATTTTGATTTATAAATTTCTGATAGTGAATGCCGTATCGTTGAGTGTTCTGCACCAGTCTATCTTGCCTTCTGCGTATAACTCATTCAGGGCTTGCTGCGGCTGATGGACTCCATGATTGATGATTTCGGTGGTAAGAACGTGGCAGGGGACGATGTGTGCCGCCTTACGCTCGGACAGAATATCAGCGATGATGGCTAAGACTTGTTCTTTCTCGGTCTTCATCTGGTGGGGAAGGTAAGAATGACACGTGAGTTACTTGTTTCTGGAACATTAATTGCTCCAATTTTCCGTTCATGTCTTGTTGATACCACAAACCATCGTGCATTGTCCCGATGATTGGGTTGCCTTTGTACCATAGTACCATGGTCTTGTGGGTAAAGATGGCTTTGTGCGCTTTGCTGATACGCTTGCCTATCTTAATATATCCGAAAATATCCATAAGTTAAAAGAGTGATAGCTGACCGCTCTTGTCGTGATAGTGTTTCCCTGAGGGAAATATCAGTTCCTCGAACATGGCGGTCAGGCAGTTGGTGACTATTGAGTTTCCTGCAAGGGCGTAGAGTTTGCTTTTGCAGATGATGGGTGATCCGTCTTTCTCCTTGCTCAGGAGTTTGTCTATGTCAGCTTCGTGTACTCCCATCAGGCGGAAACAATCTCTTGGAGTGTACTTCCTGATGGAGATGGAGTATTTCTTGCCATTAGGTGCGGTGTGGATGATTTCTTTGTTCATTGTCCAGTTTTCATACCTCTTTAATGATTAATACTAAGTTGTCTGTGAAGAAACTTGTGATGGTATTACTGAGTCCATCGGTACGTGGTGTTCTATGCTTCATCTTTGCTTGGAAGCTGCACTTATGAGTGTCGTATGCTTTGCGCAGCATCCTTCCTTCGGCTGTGCGTTCCTTGTAGAGGATGGCTTTTCTCATATCTCTTTAATGATTAAGAATAGTGGGATGCAGCCGCCTCCGTGTCCCATGGCAGAGTTGAGGGTAGGAGAGATTCCCTTGGTGGAATATACTCGGGTATGCTGCTCTATTCGGCCTTTAATATGGAGGTTTGCCAACTTTATAATTTTGTCACACATTCTTTTATTTTTAAGATAAATGTATTTTGTTCAAAGGATGCTGTTGTGATGGTTGGTGATATTTTTGTTTCAAGCAAACCACCTTTAAAACTTCCATGTTTATTTCTGTATATTATCATACTGGTTTGATGATTAAGACTCCACTGGCACAACTTCCTGTTTGTGAAAGAAAGTTGGCCAAACTTGTCTTGTAATAGCTACTGCGGATGGTTCTACTCATACCTTCTACGTCTGAATTAATGAGTAGTTTCCTACTTATAGTTTTTTTATTATCAGTACCCCCCCCCTTAGGGAAATGGTCAACACCAAGAAGATTAGCTATGCTAATACCTGCTCCAAACGATGATGTGATGGCAGGGGAGCATCCGTCAGCCGTTTTTGGTATTGAAATCTTCGGGGTAGAGTTTTTGGATTGCTTCATTGATGTCTGCTTTGGAGAGATACTTTTCAAGAAGGGGTTGGGACATGAAATATTCTTGAGATACATTGTCTTCAAGTATGTCCTCAACCTTTGTGGTGAGTGGTATCGGTGAAGGAAAATGATACTCAGGGTTCGGGTCCTCGTCTGTTCTTAGAATGGAAAAGACAAATATTCGCTCTCTGTTCTGAGGAATACCGTAGTCTTTTGCGTTCAAGACCTTATAGAATGACGCATAACCAAAACTCTCCAAATCTTTGAGATATTTGAGAAAGAAGGGCAGCATTTTCTTAGTGAGCAGTCCTTTGACATTCTCCAACATCACATACTTGGGATGCTTTGCTTCTATCATACGTCTTTCCTGAAAGATAAGTGACGATCGTGTTCCACTGCCTTCCTCTGCGCCTTTCCTCAGTCCTGCCATCGAGAAATCCTGACAGGGTGAAGACCAACTGATGAAATCGAAGTCAGGAACCTCGCTCCAGTCTATCCTCGTCACATCACCGAAATTAGGAGCTTCCCATCCGTGAAGCAGCCGATAAGCCTGAATAGCAGATGGCTCTATCTCGGATATGCCCACCACCTTGAAGTCGAAATCAGGGTGTTTTTCTTTCAGATACTTAAATGCAAGAGACTGACTGCCATATCCAGCAAAAGCCTCGAAGACTCTTAGTGGGTGTTGTTTGTTGTAGTTGCTTGTTGTTATCATTCTTATAACAGATTTGTCGGGATGCCAAGTCGTGCAAAGGTCCCGTTGTCACGATATATCTCCAACTGCGTTTTGCATAAGCTATCGGGATTCCTTTGTAGAAGCTCCAACATACCTATAATGCGTTGACGAAGAATGCTGTCCTTTGTTTTGCCAGTATACAACTCCTGTTCGGCCTTCGTTTTTGCGATAAGTTGGCTTATCTCAGAAGGATGCACGTTGACGGCTATTGGCGGTTCTGTTGCTCCTATAAGTTCGTCCTCCCATCCTCGCTGATTAAGGAAGGTCTGGAAGTTCTTGCGATACCGCTTGTCGGGTTGGGAGAGTACATAGAGAGGAATGTACTCTATAGCAGCCTTGCGGTCTTTCTTGCTCATAGAGTTCCACTTCTTTTCCAACTTAGATTTGCAGCCGACTTTCTTTTCGTAGAGATTCCATGCCCGATCAAAGGTATATTCGTCTTTGACTTCCCTGGGTGGAGAAGTAACTTTGTAGCCGTTTTCTGTAAGAAATTGTATAGCCTGTCTGATTGCTTCTGTCATAGTTCATTATTTAGATAATTGTCGATTGCTTGGATAAACTCGTCTATAGAACGGATGACGATGTACTTTCCTCCGTGCCGCTCCACTTCGCACTGAAACACCTTTTGCTCTGGCTCTTGTCTGCCTTTAGGTGTTTTGTTTTCGATGCAGAGGAAACCATACTGAGAGGTGCGCTTTAGGAGCAGCATATCAGAAACTCCTGCCTTCATGCCTTCTTCTTTCAGCCATGCGGCTTGCCGTGAGGTTCGCTTGCCACCATTCGGAACGGCAAAGAAGACGCCTTCAAGGTCAGGATATACCCCACGGATATACCTGACCTCTGCGGCTTGCAAGTTGTGCTCATCATAGGATGCACGCTTGCGTATCTTCTTGTCTTCCTGTTCTAACCTTGCCTTGATTTCTGCGTATGATGTCATTACAAATCAGTTGAGAAAAGGTCGTTGAGAGATTCTTTACCCATCAGACGGATGGCTTCCTTTGCAAGGTCTTCGTTTTTGAAGTAAACGCTTGCATCGTTTATTGCCTGATTATATTGAATAGAGAAACTTTCTCCATCCTTAACGATACACCATTTTTTTTCGGGGCTGCGAAAGTCAGGTTTCCATCCCTCGTTGAGATACTTTGCGATGTTCTGCAACTTGTTAAAAGCGGCCAACCGCTTTGCTTGAGCCGTACTTGTACAGTTGCTTAAATCATTATAAGTAATATACCCTGAAACGTTATTTTCGATTTTTTTATCATAAACCCAGTATGTTCTTTTGTGTAAGAACAGTTTCTTGCAAATATCATCATAAGTGATAGGGTTTCCTTCATCATCTTTAGTAGGCTTCTCGTCTCCTTCAATCTTCTTACGAACCATCAACTTACCATCCTCAGCGAAGAAGAACTGGAGGTTATCAGGGACAGGGTACTCAACTGCCGAACCATCAGCAGGAATGCGCAACTTAGATAAGGTTGCATTTCCGTTGTTGATGTTGTTGATGTCCTTGTTGGTAATTCCTTCTGCATGAATATCAGGAGTCTTTTTTGTTCCTTCTGCCATTTTCTCAGCAATCATTTCCGTACCCTTGCCAAGTAATGCTCCGAAAAGCATTGATGCAAATGGTGATAACTCTGTTTTGTTGTTGCGCTGACGATCATGTCTGTTGTTGCGCTTGTTGTTTCTGTGTGTCATATCAACTATAATTTTGTAAAATGTTATTAAACTCGTCTTCTGTAACACCATTGGCTACCATGACGGTAAGGATGGTGTCTAAGACCTTAGAATAAACTTCGTTAAATGCTGGCTCATCCATCTTGGCGAAGGAGATAGACTTTGCCTTCTCCAAGAACTTCTGTCCGTTCAGGTCGTAGAGCGGTTCGCTGAATCCTGACGTTATCAGAAGCTGCTCGCGAAATGTGTCTACTGAGCGTAGGTTGATGCGTTGCTGCTCGGTAAGACAATCCCATGCCGCACGGATAAGAGCGAAGAACTTGCGATGAAACTTCACGTTGCGAGGTCGTACGATATTCGCCTTGACGATTGCTCCAACCTTTATCTTTTTCATTTCCTCATAATCATCATCCGAATATGGACGTAGACCAGTAGATGTTCGTACAAGATGGATTTCCATGCCTTATGTATTAACGTTGAGGGAATGGGATATTCCCTTGCTGTGCCCCTCCGTATGAAGGTTGCTGATATGGGGCGTTTCCACCTTGTGGCTGTTGGGGTGCGCCAATCTGACTCTGAGCAACCTGACCGCTTGGCCGCTCCACCCTCCAGCAGTCCAGTTGATTGAACCATCTGCCATTGGTGCGAGACTGGTTCGCCTTCAAACCGATATGGGCAGTGATAATCTCTCCTGCCTGGATATTGAACTGCTGCAACTTGTCCGACCCGAACACCTGAAAGACGGATCGTGAAGGATATTGCTGGTTCAATTCCTCTATTACATACTCGCACGAACTCCATTGTTGTCCGTTTTGCGAAGTTCCCATCTGCACTTGTCCTACGGCAATAATCTTGCCTGTAAAAGTTACATTCATATTGTTGCTTAATTAAGTTTGATTCTGATTGACGGTTTGGTTTCTACCTCCTTGAGATAATGCTCGTAGTGGTCTGGCTCTGTATCCTTGAAAAGTTTTGTGTCGAAAGTTTTCTTGGTGGTAGCTTCCACGTAAGAGTATGTACCGATATTGGTCTTGATAGACTTCTGTTTATTCCCTTCCATCAAGCACATCAACTGCTCCTTGATAGAATCCTGACGAAGTTTCAGTGCGTCTATTCGTGCCGTGAGGAGTCTGTACTCCTGCTCCAAAGCCGAGAACTGCTCGGGTACTTCCACCTTGTAATGATAATCTGCATCATCTGTGAGATAAGCATAGATCAAGTTCGTTATTGTCTCGTCTGATACTCTTGGCAGCGGTTGGAACCTGCTCTTGCCATCCTTGAACCACATACAGACAATCTCCTTCACCTTTAGATTGGGATTCATCTGCTCGAACCATTTGGCATAGATGGATAGCTGGAGAGAAACGTTGTTATAGTGCAGGGTGGAGGTGGTCTTGTAGTCAACAAGGTAGATATTCCCATCGTTGTCAGCGAACACACCATCTATGGCCGATGCGAAATACTTGTTATCTGTGACAAGATACTCGCTATCCACATGATGCAGTCCGTAAGCATGCAGCATGTCGCTGAAGTCACGTATCTCCTGTATCGGATTCGGATATGCGCTTATGTCCGAACCAAAGATGGTACAGAATAGCTCAAAGGAGTTGTGAATCATTCCACCACGTTCGGCAGCCTTAGCCAACACACTGTCTGGTATGTCCTTATATGTATCAGGAAAGGCAAACTTGATGAGCGTTCCAGTGATACCTGATAGCTGTTTCTTTCCAAGATGGTAGGTGTGGTTGATCTCATCGAATACCACCTTGCTTTTCTTTAGCTTTATTTCCTTTGTTTTCATATTCCCAATTCCTTTCTCTTAGCAGATAGTGTCTGCATGAATTGTGCGTTGCTCATCAACGGCTTGTAGGTCTGCATTACCCATACAAGGTTGTCCTTGTTTACGCAGCGTGATACCATCTGTATCGCCTCGTTGATGTCGTTAGGGTGATACTGAGGGTCTGAGGCTACTGGTGCCTTATTGCTGCTTTTTACTTTTTGTTGGCTTTGCTGGTCTTTCTGGTTTTCAATATTAGTTGTATCGGAATCGGCATTGTCATCAATAGCAAAAAGACCATTCAGTGCATACTTTCGTGCATAAGAAGATGCAGCCCCAGTAATCTGGCTCCCATCCATTCCCTTCTTGGTTTCTTCCTCTCTTGCATAACCTGTCGTTATTTCTATTTCGCCTTTGCTGTTTTTGAGAGTAGCGGTTGCCTTTACATATATGCGATTGCCAACCATTTCTATATCGTCTGTCATAACCAGTGTGCAACCAAGATTGGACATTATCGGCTTAACCGCTTCTAATATATCCTCAACCTTGCGGTACTTGTAGTTGCCAAAAGCATTGAATTGAGATTTCGGTGCTTTAAGCGTTGACTGAATTGTTATAAGTTCTTTCATATCTTATTATATTAGTTAGTTACACAGATGTCGCAGTCACACGTCCATCCATCACACTCCTTGATGAGCTTCTTGATTCGCTTGTTGTTTGGGTCTGATTCCAACTCACCTTGCAGCCTCTTTTTCAGTTCGTTGATGAGGTCTAAAGGTGTCATGTAGTCTTCAATGAGGTCTTGCTTGATGTCTTCCTCATCATCGGAAGAAGAGGTAACCGTAAACGACTTGTCGAGCGTGAATGATGCCGTAACATCGTAGTCCTGATACTCAGGATATTCAGGCTGATTGTAAGGTGCGAATGGGTCGTTGGCTGCACCTGGTGGATAATTTCCACTTGTTGAATTGTTCATAAGCATAATATTTTAATTGTTTGACTTTCAAAATAAAACCCCACGGTTCTCACGAATGGTGGGGGAAAATTTTAAATATTTATAAGTTGAGCGGTCGCTACCGCAAAAATGTAAATGTATAGAAATATGATATATCAGCGAAAAAGGGAGCATGTTCCCAGGCTTTTAATTCCATTCATGCTCCCAAAGACACAAGTCGGGCCACGCTTTCGCCTAAGGACATGTGTCTTTAAGTTCCCTTCTGCATTCCATTGGAGGCTTAGGACTCCCAGTGCTATGTTTCGTACTGGCTGCATTAGAACTTTATTGTAGTTGTGCGCTCCTGCCTTTGTGCTACCTCTTACAAGGGTCTCGGCATCAGGCCTGCTTCTTCACAAGTGAACTCCAAGACGTTCCCAATTCCACCTGTTGCGGTGTAGGTAATAGTCCTGCCACTTCCTCGTCTAATCGTATGTTGTGGTTGCATACGCTGCTTTTGACTACGAGTACCTCTCAAGGAAGGTTTATCCTATCCGAAACAATGCCTCGGTATCGGGCTTTTGGACGCAAGGTGGGACTCGAACCCACGACCTCGAAGGATGGGGAACCTTCTATTCTACCAACTGAACTACTTGCGTCAAAGAACAACTACAAAACAATACAGGATATTGTGGTGGGTGGTAGTAGTGGGCTTCAAAAAACCTCCACGGATATGACTGATTAATAACGAACTTGATATATTCTTATGAACTTTTTGAGGTTCACCCACCTTGTTGTTACTTACCCCATTCTTTGAAGGAGCTGTATATCTCGTTGATCAATACGCAAAGCGTTGCGATTGATAATATTAACATGATTGTCGAAAACATATTCTAATTTTATTAATGTGTTGAACAATAGGCTGCTGCCTCTGATTCTATCTCTGTCATGCTCTTGGAGCGGTTCTGCATCATCCAGTCCTCTAACTCGCTCTTCTTGAAGTAGAGTCGGTTGATGTTCGGCTTGTAGCAAGGTAGGATATGATTTCTTACGTTCATTCTGACTCCTTCTACAGTCATGCCGAGTATAAATGCAGCTTCCTTGATGTTGAGCATTGACTTGGCCGCTATCATTGCATATTGCTCGATGCGGTCCAGTTGCTCCTTAATTTCTCTTTCTGCCATATCAGTTGAAGTTTAAGGTTTGTTGCGATGGCTCTGTTCTACCAGTGCCTTTATCTTTGGACGTACATTCTTGCTCTATTAATGGCAGAACGCCTTTCGCTTTGAGTGCTTCGTAAAGGAAGATTCTTCCCTTCGTTGTCCACTCGGTGTTGTACTTGACATCATGCCTTCCGTCTGAGCGAATGATGTCAACTGCTCTGCTGTGAACGTAGCCGCCAGTAAGGAACTGTCCGTACAATATCCACTGTCCTCTCATCTTATGCTGAATCTTCATGTCAGAGAGGAGCAAGTTGAGTTTTATTGCACTCATTCCATAGTCCTGTGCTATCTGTGTTACGGTCATCGTAGCATTGCTCTGCAAGATTTGGTCGTAATAGCTTACCTTGGGCAGCATCTCGGTAATCTTGTTCCCAAGTTCCATGTTCTCTTTGCTGATAGTGAGGATCTCTTGTTGCTGCTTTCGGTTCTCCAATGCCAACTGCTGCTTCTCTTCCTCGGACTTGACCAGGGATTTGAGAGCTTCGAGATAATTCTGAGGGACGGATAGCTTGGATTGCTCCTCCAGTTCCTTCCATCGTTTAATCAACTTTGCTCTCGCTTCATCGTTGAACTTGGTAGCGATGTAGAGACATTCTTCCTTGTTGAGTGAGTAGTATGGTCTCATCTTGTGGCCTCCGTTACTAATTTCTATCTCTTCTTGCATCAGGGAAAAATTTCCCCCCTTGCACTTTTTGCCATGCTGGCTCCATCTTTCGGATGGCTTTCATCACATCATTGTGTGGCTTGCCAGTAATCTCTGCAATCTGTAGTGATGTCATTCTGTCACCATCTACAATAGTTGAAATTTCATTCATAGGGGTCCTCCAGTTTTAAAATCGGGCGGTAGTGTATGAAACAGAAAGTGACAAATTTTCATTTTATACATTATTATATCTACCGTTGCCCGATTGTAGTTTTTGTTTTGTACCTTTGCGGTTGACAAATTTTTATTTTAACTTAATTCAATTTCGTATGAAACAGAAAATCGTACAGCTACATTCTAAAGTAAACGAGAATGGTGCTCTCGTAGATTTTGACCTTGATGAAGAAATCAAGAAGTTGAGAAGAGACAACTATGTTGTTAAGCAAATCACTTCATCTTCTTCATGTCAGTATTATCCAAACAAGCCAACAGAAACATTTGTTCATGTTTTCTTACTTGTGGAAAATAACCTCGAAGCTCTTTAGTTTCTCGATTTCTACAGAGTTGTTCTTTAGGTAAGAAGAACAGAAGTAAACTCTGTATTTCCATTCTATTATTGGCGAGTTATATACCCAGTTGAAACATTCTTCAAAGTTGGTACATGATTCGCCAAGAATATAGAACATCTTTATCCTCAGCCATGTTCTGAATAATCTCTTAATCATACTCACCTCCTTCCTAATAGAACACAACCTTTTCTGTTTTAACTCCTCCGAAGTCATTCAAAGCATCCTGCCTGATGTCCTCAGACTGCTTGCTCTGACTCCTAAACGCAAGAGCGTTGAAGATTGTCTCTCTGCAACAACCATATCGCTCAGCAAGTTTTTTTCGTCCTTCAAGCGGAACTTTGATAATTTTTATCTTTTTTGCTTGCATAACTTAATTTTTTGTTGTATTTTTGCTTTTAATAATTAAGCACTTATTGATTACGAGTGCAAAGGTATGCAAATATGTTTAGATAACCAAACAAAATTACATATTTCTTTAGTCGGTTATGTTTATTTAAGTATGGTTTAAAAATGTAAAATGTATGGAAAGTCTTGTTGCACAGAGAATTAAGTCTGTTTTAGAGTCTAAACAGATAAGTATAGCTGCTTTTTCAAAAATGATAGGAATGCAGCAGGTAACTTGCAATCGCCAACTTCGTGGTGACCAAGCGGTATCACTTGGTCTTATCGAAGGGTTTCTGAAAGAATTTGATGAGATTTCAGCAGAATGGCTTTTTCGTGGCAAGGAAAATCGAGTTGTAGAGGAACGTTCTGTATTGGCGGCAGAACCTGAACCAGAGTATGGTGAAGACAAAAACGACTTATTAAACGATTCTGTCTGGAAGGCTAAGTACGAGGAGTTAGAAAAACGCTACGACCAGCTACTATCCATCTTGGGCGGTAGCATGAGAAAAGCAGATGTTGGATAATTAAAATGTGGTAGAATGTGGCAAGTGTTTATATTGATAATATGCTTTGGCGTATATCTATTGGCTGGTGCTGTAATATCTTATTGTTTTTGGTATTTATTGCTTTTGGTTTTCAGACCTCTTAAATTAGAAAGGTTGTTTGGAATAGAGTTGCCATTACCGATTGTTTTATCGCTTTTAGGTATAGGAATATGGTATGGGTACAACATCAACAATTTCTTGTCTGAATCTAGTAGTAAAAAGGTGGCAACAGAGAGAAAAGAGAATGTACCAATTAAAAAAGACACTTCTTGTTCTGTATATATATGTACTGGGGAAACTTCTACCAAGTATCATTGTGAGCCTGATTGCAAGGGTCTTTCAC